TTTAGAAAAGCATTCAAAGGCAACTGGGGCGCCGAAACACACACAAAACGCGCAGGTATTGTTCAAGATTTGAACCGCCTCTCATTCAACTCTGCCGTTTCGCAATTACGAAAGTTAAATCTTGACATGGATGCAAGCGCAAAAGTTGTTGGTCCCCGTTTATGCCATGGATCTCAATGGGGTATTATTGATCCTGTTGATACACCAGATGGTGGTAATGTTGGTTTACATAAACATCTTGCAATGACTACACATATAACAAAAGGTTGCTCTGGATTTCCAATGATTAACTGGTTGCGTGAAAATAGTATGCAAATATTACAAGAATGCAGCATTGAATTCTTATCACAAAGCACAAAAGTTTTTGTTAATGGTTCATGGTGCGGCGTTGTAAGTAATCCTATAGTCTTACTTGATACCCTTAAGTTCAATAGACGATTAGGACTTATTCCTGTATACACTAGTTTTTACTGGAATATACCCAATAATGAAATAATGATTTATACTGACTCAGGTCGTTTATGTCGTCCTTTATTTTACGTTAGTGCTGCAACTAAAACTATAAGTTATGACTTACCTCATCTTGAAAAGAAATTAGACCAGCAAGACTATAGCTGGCAGCAACTATTTACAGGTTTTATCAAAAAGCAAGATCCCGACTTTCACATTGATGCTTGCAAGATTTACACAATTAAAGATTTATACGGCGCCATACCTGAAGATGAGTTAGATAAAAATAAAGGTATTATTGAATACATTGATACTGCCGAACATGAAGGTGCCCTTGTTAGTGTTGAGCACAAAGATTTTACAAAAACAAGAATCACCAACGTAGAAATACATCCGTCGCTAATGCTTGGTGTTATGGGTAATCAAGTTGTGTTCCCTGAACACAATCAGCTTCCTCGTGATCTCTTTTCATGCGGACAAAGCAAACAAGCGGTTTCGATGTATCACAGTAATTTTCAAAATCGTATTGATAAGATGGGAGTTATTTTAAATTATGGTCAGATGCCTTTAATAAAGAGCAGATACTTAAAATACATTCACAATGAAGAACATCCTTACGGAGAAAACCCAATTGTTGCTATTATGTGCTACAATGGTTATAATGTTGAAGACGCTATTCTTTTTAATGAAGGTAGCATTAAACGCGGTATGTTTAGAACAACTTATTTTAACATGTATGAAGCACGCGAGGAAAACAGTAAAGTTGCTGGCGGTTTAACTGACACACGATTCACAGATGTACAAAGTCGTAATGTAGCTGGTTTGAAACCTGGTGTTGATTACAGCTACTTAGATAAGCATGGTCTTGTGGAAGAAAACACACTTTTGAACGACAAGATAGCAATTATTGGTAAGGTTTCAAATACTATCGATGACCCTGATACTCTTGTAGATTCTTCAATCACACCCAAAAAAGGTCAGTTAGGATATGTTGATAAAAGTTTTATCACAGAAGGAGAAGAAGGATTTAGAATTGCAAAAGTTAGAATTCGCGAAGAGAGAATTCCAGCGATTGGTGATAAGTTTTGTTCAAGATGTGGTCAAAAAGGAACTGTTGGTTTGGTGATACCTGAAGAAAATATGCCTTTTAGTGAAGATGGACTTAGACCTGATATTATTGTTAATCCTCACGCTTTACCTTCACGTATGACTATTGGTCAATTAGTAGAATGTGTCATGGGTAAAGCTTGCGTTAATTATGGTGGTTTTGGAGATTGCACTGCTTTCGTTAATAAAGGACCGAAACACAAAGTATTTGGTAAATTGCTAACAAAGGTTGGATATCATTCAAGTGGCAATCAAATCCTTTACAATGGCATGACTGGAGAACAGTTAGAGACTGAAATCTTTTTTGGTCCAACATACTACATGAGATTAAAGCATATGGTTAAAGATAAAATCAATTATCGCGCGAGAGGACCAAGAACTATGCTTACACGTCAAACTGTACAAGGCAGAGCTAATGATGGTGGCTTGCGTATTGGTGAAATGGAACGTGATTGTTTAATTGCCCATGGTGTTACTAACTTTCTTCAAGAATCAATGCTTGTTAGAGGAGACGATTACTACATGGCAGTTTGCAATAAAACAGGGACGATTGCTGTTTACAATGAAAGTAAGAACATTTTCTTAAGTCCAATGGCTGATGGACCCATTCAATTTACTGGAACAATAACAGAAGAAATGAATATACAGACAATTAGTCGTTATGGTAAAGATTTCAGTGTTGTGCGCGTTCCTTATTCGTTTAAATTGCTTATGCAGGAATTGCAAACAATGAATGTGCAAATGAGAATTATTACAGAAGACAACATAGATCAAGTTACAACAATGGGATATTCAGATAACATTAGCAAATTGTTGCATGATAAGAATGTCAATCCAAGTAATATTGCTAGCAGAACAGAAAGTAATATGCGTGCAACACGTGTTGATGCTATTTTTGATTTAGTTAAAATGGATGAAGATAAAGATGTTATTCCTGATTTAAGATTGCCTACTCCTGATGAAGCTCCCGAAGGTGAACAAAAATTCTGGCAAAAGATGGAACAAGACAAGATGGTAAAAGAAGGAGAGGTTGTACCTGCACCGGTTCCATACGTGCCAACTGATTATATACCAGGAAGTACACCTACTCCTCCTGATGATTACGTACCAGGTACACCCGATTCTTTTGGATACGCTGATCCAGAGCAACAATTTACTGGTCAACCGTATATGCCTACAACACCACCTTCGTATGCTCCAACCTCTCCTCCGTACCCACCTAATACACCGCCAATGGGTCCTACATCACCATCATATGCACCAGTTTCGCCACCGGGACCTCCCACTACACCCCCTGGACCACCAGTTTCGCCACCAATGTTAAGTGTTCCAGCACAAGATAACAGAACACCAAGTCCGTATTACCCTACAGGCGATTTTAATGCGTATTCGCCCCAACCGATGACACCGCCCGGACCTCCAATGACACCGCCCGGACCTCCAATGACACCTATAACAGGACCACAGTCTCCACAATATGATCCTGATAAACCACCAACTGGTAGTGGATCTGGAGAATTGCAAGTGAAAGAATTATCTGTAAAAAAAGAAGGTGAAGGAGAACCTAAGCTTGATACAATTAAATTAGGTGATAAACAAAGTGGAGGAAATACAAAATCTGTTCTTTTCAATATAGTTAAAGATGATGATACAAAATAAAATTGAAATCAATTAAAAAGTTATTCTTGCTAATATAATATAGTATACTACATTAGCAAATGGCAACCAATACGAATACTCTTATTAATAATATATATCGTTCGCGCTTAACCTTGTTGGAGCTTCTTGACAAGCAAGGTTATAACATCAAAGATTATTCTAATTTCAGTATTAATGAGATCCATATTATGATGTCGCATAAACAACTTGATATGCTTATCAATACTGACCCGGAAAAAGAAGAAAATGTAGGTCTTGAACCAAGAAAGGTTTATGTAAAATACCATTTAGCAAAAACATTGCAAGCACGTTATGTGTATGAATATGTTGACGATCTATTTTCAATTGAAGAAGTTTTAGACAAAAAAGATACACTAGTTATTGTTGTCAAAGACGAACCAAACGACACTCTCATTACACTTTTGAAGCATATTTGGGCTAACGATGGTATCTTTATTATTCTACTTAACATAAAGCGTCTCCAGTTTAACCCGCTCAATCACACACTCGTTCCTCCACATAAAGTAATGAAAAAAGAAGATGTTGAACTTGTTAAAAAAAGATACAATATTACACGTGATTCAGAGTTTCCGGAGATTTCACGATTTGATCCAATAGCACAAGCGATAGGAATTAGGCCAGGCGAAGTTTGTGAAATTTTGCGACCAAGTAAAACAGCTATTGATGCAAAATTTTATAGATTATGCAAGTAATCTTTTATGTTTTTATAATATAAACGAAAACAAAAAATATGAAAACAACAATAAAAAATATTTTTCTATTTATTACAGTTGTTTTTATTTCCATATTATATTATAAAAAATACCACTACAATAAGGTTATTGAAAGTTTAGCAGTCGCAGATAATAATAAGTTAACAAGCGCTGATAGATGGAAACAATCGATAACAAAATTATTAAAAGATTTAAACTACAGTGTAAGTGAAAGAAACAATATGATGTTGAAAGAACCGCAGTATTTTTTTAATAAAATGGAAGAATTAAACAACAAGTATCTTATAGCTTTAAAAAGAAATAGAGAAGATTACGTTACAGCAAAATTAAATCCGCGAAATAACAATCTTCAACGTAAATATGAATCTAGTACAAATGATTTAAATGGAATACAGGGTGATTTTCACTCATTAGCAAGTGATTTTGTTGTTGATGCAAAAAAACTAGAAACATTCATTAATAAATATGATGACAAAATTCAAGATTTGATGCAAGTCAATCAAGAACGCAGTAGTCGTTTAGAATCATTGCAAGGTTCTAATGTAACAGCAAGGCAAATGTATACTGATTATAAATCAGTTTATAAAATGTCTTATCTCACAATTATGCTAACAATTATTTCCGTATTTGTTTTCTTTTTTCTTATATACATACAATTAAAATCTAAACCGTCAGCACCTGGTCCAAATGGTGTTGTCGAACCATTTATGAAAAAATACATTAAGACATCTGCCTTAGCTATTTTATTTGCTGTTGTTTTTTCATTCGTTTATAACGCAGTTGTAGATTTTATTAATAAACAAAGAGGTAAGGAAACTAGAGAATCACGAGGAGAAATTTCTGTTGCTGACATACCATCTTATTCATTTAAGTTTCAAATAATAGATAAAACACAAGAACAGGACGAACCAGATGAAACAGATTATATTCGTAGTTGAAAATAGAAACGTAAATACATTTTCTATTCTTATGTTATAGAATATGTATAAATCATTTGATGTTGGCTCATTATTAGGAAATGTTAATAGTGAGAATAAAGAATTAAACTTAGAACAGGGGGCTGTTTTTAAAAGAAATAAACAAACACAAAAAATAAGTAAAATCGATATGGATATATTTAGAAAAATGCGCGAAGGTCATGATGATGTTAACAGTAATGAAGGTAATCCAATGCATGAAAATGAAAACAGTGAAAATCAAACAACAGATATGGAAAATGCCAGTCAAATTTTCAATAACCTTCTTGAACAGTACCATACAAAAATAACTGAATATGAAGAACTTTATCAAGAATATTCAGAAACATTAAAAGAAAACACAAAACCTATTTCATGCGCAGCAGATCACGGTTCAACAACACCATGTTGCGGTCAATCTGATACTGGCAACGTATCAACTGAATTTCAATGTCCTCAACATATGCCAAAATGCTCTGGTTATATCTTTAATCGTCAATGGGGTACTTGTAAAGTTGATGGTGATAGCGTGAAACACTCAAAATCGCGCCAACTCCAGCAACAGTTAGACCAAAAAAATGAAGAACTTATATCTTTAACCAAGCAAATGCATGCCCAGATTGAAATAATTGTTGAAAATGATTCTACAATGAGACAACATTTAAGTAGCAAACAAACACAATTACAAACTACTCTACAAACATTAAGCATGGATAAAAGTAATTTAGAAAACTCTTCAAACGCAAGAGGAATGAGCGTACAAACATTACATGGTGTTTTAGAAGATTCTGAACGTAAATTAACTGGTTATCACTACTATTATTTGGCGTGGTTTATTGCATCAACAACAATTATTGGTATAACTGTTTATCAAATTAGCAAATCAAAAAAATAAAAAACAAAAATATTATACTATATTAAGTATGGAAAACAAGATTAATCAACGTATCAACAAATTACAAAGACAATATCGTAAAAAAATGCGCGAATATGAAAGCAAATTAAAAGAGCATCGCAGAAACTTATATAAATACTATCATGTATGCGCTGAAAGTAAATTTAAAAGATGTGCCGGTGAAAATCAATATTGTCGTTTTAGGGGAAGACGCATGGTAAGATACGGTGCAAATGGTATGTATAGATACAGATATATGTGGAGAAGATGGGGAACATGGTGCAATAATAGGACTTTTGGAGATCCGATTAGAGGTGTGAAAAAAGAATGCCATATTTATCCTCATTGGTGCAGAACTCCTCAACACGTATCACCTATAAACATACAAATGTCAAAAGATCAATTAAACAATATGATTGATGAACTTAAGGTAATTAATAATAACATATTAAAAGAAGTTAGAAAACTTGTTCAGATAAGAACTAAGTGGAAAGGAGAACACCAACGACAAGAAGAGTATATTCTTAAAAATTTCCAAATGCTTGATGATAAACGATCACAAATTGAAGATGGTAGCTTAAAAACATATAAATCAACGAAAGGAAAACTTCGTGATAGTGAATCGCAGGTTAGACAAATGAAAACACAATATGGATTATGGAGTAGTGTAGCAGTAGCTACTGTTGCACTAACAGCATATATGATTTTAAAAGGAAAAAATCAAAGTAATTAATTATATTATATAATATTTTATCTATTGTAAATATAATATAATACCGTTATATTAATGACAGAACATATGGATGATATAGACGATGGAAAAGACATAAATATATTAGAGACAATTACAAAACAAGGAAGGGAGTTTCTAGGTGGCATTTCTGATAAAACAGTAGAGGCATTTGGTATTGCACCAAAAACATCACAAACTAATGAAAGTGATTTAGACAATTTAACAAATTTAAAATTAAAATTTGAAAACGAACTAAGTAATTATGCTTCTCTTAGACAAGTCATTGGAAAAAATGCCAGCGAATATGTCACATTAAATGATGAAAATAGTAGAGAGTATAAAAACTTTATTAATAAGAATATTGTTATTAGAAATGGTGGTGGAAATAAGTATTATGTAACTAATCAAGGTTTGGCAAAGCGATACACAACACACGCATGGAATAATCGCCACCCCACCTGCAGAGGATTAGGAGACGGAAAAGCTGTTAATGTTATTAATGAGAGAGAATTAACAAAATTAAGTCCCCCTATCAAGATTGGTACGCCAATGAGAGCCGATGAACCTTGTGGATATGGATTTCAAAATTTAGAAATTACAATCCCATTACACAAAGATCCTACACTTGTTGGTTGCTATTACAATTCAAACACAAGAAATAGAAATGCTATTTCTACTATTCAAACCGCTTTGAAACCTGACAGAGGAGGTCAAATTGTGAGTAAAAACATGACATATGAAGAATGTCGAATGGCTGCACTTAAACAGATTAAAAGATATTTTTCTCTTACTAATGTCGATAAAAGGTCTGATAAAGGTATATGCACTGTTTCAAACAACAGTTCAAGAGAAAAATTCTGGAGATTTGGTTCAAATAGAGCTTTATGCAAAGATAAAGACAATGATGGATACATTATTGGTAAATCGCGAAAGTGTAAAAAAGTACGTGATAAATGCCAACCAAGAAGATATAAACAAGTACCGCTTTACTATGCGTGCGATACAGCAAATTCATTTGGTCGCAATAGATACAGATGGGCTAGTTGGGTGTGGGCGAGCAGTGTTTTACCGAGACGATTATATGTGCGTTTTACAATAAGAACTTCTAATTCAAGATGGGCCGCAACTGGAGCTGTGAGACATGTGCGTTTAGCTTACAGTAATAGTTATTCAAATCGCTATTCAGAAGCGGTCGCTTTTCGTAGATATATTCATCGTAATAGAACTGTATCAAAAACATTAGTTTTTAGGTACAATAGATCGCGTCCAAGAATATACGGTTTTTCAATGTATATTGGTCGCGATTCTGCTAATATTAGATGGATTAGAATGCAAGTAAGTATTAACAACAGAAACTGGTATAATGTTGGTGGTAATACTATTTTTAATGGAAATGCGTGGACAAAATACAATAAACATTTCACCATCAGAAAAAATTATGGCTTCGATATTCGTAGAATTTCTAATCGACAGATGTATGGTCAAAGAAGTATTGGTGGAAGACCGTGGGGTAATGCATGGTATGCGATAGCACAAAACAGATGGTGGAGGAATTGGTATCAGCATGCATTCAGACAACCAACTGTTATTACAGGTATTGGCATGCGCGGAGATTACACACGAGGTATTGGTTGGGGATATGTTAAGAGTTTCTATGTATTGTACAGAGAGAGAAATAATCGTAGATGGCATTGGTTGTATAATAAAAATAGCTGGGGAAGAAAATTATTTCATACACGTGCATCCAGATGGTGGCAAACAAAATACGTTTATTTAGATTTCCCTATTGTTGCGCGTTATATGAGAATTTACCCTGTTAGATGGAGAGGAAAACTTGCAATGAAAAGTTGGTGTGTTGGTCCCGATTACAGAACATTCTGGAGACAAGCCAAATATGCTGGGTGTTATAAACGCGTTGGAACAAATGCGGCTCAAGCAACAAGACATATTGGTTGGAGAACGTTTGAAGAATGTCTTGCCGAAGCAGCTAGACTTAACTTAAAATACTTTGGTGTTTTTGGATACCATGCGTATTCAAATAAGGTTAGATGCTATTTACCTTCATCTACTAATAAAGACCAAGCTGCAAATACTTTTGAACAGGAACGCAAAGATCGCAAATGGAGAAGAAGTGGAGCATCATGCCCTTACAAATGGAATGGCAGACAGTCAGGATCAAATTGGACAAATATGGCAATATTTACAACTAATACTAAGTGCAAAATGAGATACGTAAATGGAGCAGCGCTACCTTGTCCAAGAGGTACTACATTATTTACTCAAGACAATATGTGCTGTACATTGAAAGATGATTGTGATGCGGGTGCATCAACCGTTTATAACAGTCGAATTACCGACACAAGTGTCCTTGGGAAAAAGGGTTATGTTGATCGCAATAATAGATTACGAGAATATACGCGAAGTAAAATATCGCAGAGTCATCATACTTGTCCCAAGACTGAACCAAAAGATGTTTCTGCAGGATTGTGGAATAAATTTGTTAAAGGATCTAACATGTCAAGAAGAACACAATGTGGTATTGGCTATATAAATAGAGGTGAACGATGGCGTTTAGCACAATCTAATAGAAAATTAGCAAATACAGCAAGAGACATAGATCAAGAAATTAAATCATTATACAAAAAGAATGCTAAGTTGGCAGATAAATACCAATCAAATAGCAGTAATTTAGATAAATTATTTAATATCTATAAAGACAAATACAGCAAGGTAAAAAATCATAATTCTGAAAGATTAGAAACTATGCGACAAGATTTAGAATTAAAACAAAAGGGCGACAAATATCAAATGATGGTTGTTGGTATTGGTATGGTGGCTGCAATTGCAGGTGCTGTATTTATTGTTAAAAGAAGCCAACAGAAATAATTCTATATTATAAATTTTATATAATTATATAATATAGAATATAAATGACTGATTCAGGTGTACAAACAAGAAATATATCACAAACACAGAAAGCTACTTTAAATAGTATTCGCGATTTGCAAAGATTAGAAAATCAATTATATAAAAAATTAGAGCAAACATCTGCTACTCCTAATACATTGCAAGAACAGCGCGCACTTATCAGACGTATTGATAATATTACAAAGGTAAGAAAAAGTCTTCTCAATACATTAACTGATAGATACAGTGATATTCAAAACAATGTTATATCCAGTCGCAGTGATTTAGTCCAACAAACTGCTATGGTTGGTGTTATTCAGGACGAAATGCGCAAAGCCAACAACAATCTTACAGAACTTGAAACGGACAAAAATAATAAATTGCGTATGGTTGAATTAAACACGTATGCAAGAGAGAGATATCGCAGTTATATGGAAATGATGAGAATATTTGCAATCGCCACGTTTATTGTATTAATTCTTGTTGTTCTTGGTAAAAAGAAAATAATACCGAACCAAGATTTATTAATTATTATTGGTGGTGTTGTAATGACTTCTGCATTAATTATGATTATTATTCGTTATCTTGACATTATTAAACGTGATAATTTATACTTTCATAAGTATGATCATCCTTTTGATCCTGACGCGATTAAACATCCTACTGAAGAACAAAACAGACAAAATATGACATTATCCTTATCAGGCAATTGCATGAACGAAGGTTGCTGTAATCCTGGACAAACATACAACAAGAGCATCAAGAAATGTGTTACAAGTACAGTTAAAGAAAGCATGGAAACCATGAATATGTCTCCTTATAGAACAGGAGACGTTGTTGAAGTTAATAGCGCTGCAGCATCACCTGATGCTTATGACAAGTTTACAACCAAATTCGCTAGTTGTTAAATTTATATAAGATTTTAGTTTGTATTTATAATCTAATCATAATACAAGTATTATAATCTTATATAAATGGCAGGTATATGTGTTCCAAGACCACCACCTCCTCCACAATTTATAGCTCAGCCATTTTCATTTGGAAATAAAAATGTTGATCAATGTGTAGGACTACCAGATAATAAAAAACCAGCTTGCTATGCTCGTATTAGAAAACAAGCAAGTAAAACAATTGATTGTTCAAAAGTACCTCCTATGTTAAAAGCATCGTGCCGTCGTCGTCAAAAACGTGCCCGCGAAGAAAGAAAAGCTATGACTGGGAGCCAAATGTGGAAATCAATGTTTGGTAATTTAGGTAATTTTAATTCGCAAGACATGAATAAATCAACTTCAAATATTTATAATAAAGCAAAAAACCAGTTCAAATTGGACGGTTCTGTTCCACAGTCAGAACTTAATAAGGCATACAAATCCATAGATATTGCCTTATCGAGAAGGGTTTGTGATCCAGAATGTCAAAAAAAAAGAGAAAGAATGAAAATTTTAAAGCAAATAGGTGATATCGATAAGATGATTGTAAGCGCACCTAAAAGAGTTGAAGATTTAGAATCTCGCTATTATGAATTAGCTGATGGAGACGACTGGTACAGGACATGGAAAGAAGAAAAATTAAATAATGAAAAAAAGAAAGAACACAACGAACTTTTAAAACAGCATAACAGAGATTTAAAAAACATGCGTATTGATTTACATAATTACAATACACAATACACCTATGTTACTAATTTAGGTGATTTAAGTGATAAATATCAAACATCTAATAAAGAGTTAGAAACCAAAAGTAAACTTATAATAAACGATAAAAACACTAATTTCAGAAAAGCACTATACGAACAAGAATTTGTAGAAAAGTATTTACGTGCTAACAATTTCTTATTTAAATTATACTGGGGATTGATTTTATTTTATGTAATTTTCTTCATTGTTATGGATAAGCAAATGAAAAATATGAAATTATGGTTAAATGTATTAATATTAGCAGTTATTCCTTATATTTTGTCGATGATTCACGAAATATTTAAATACGTTATCGATCTTGTATTACCTATGTTGGCTTTATAAATAGTAATTATTATCATTTATAAAGCAAGTTCAATGAAATTGCACTTCAGGTTCTAATTGTGCATTAATTAAAGGAAGATCTTTTCTCTCTGTGGAAAAATCATTTGGACGCATTATACTCCAATCTGTATTGTATGGCAATAAACCTAACTGAACATAAATATAACCTGTTAGTGCGCTACACCAAAAACGATCGCGTTTTTGTGGGCGACTATCGTACTTAAAAAAGGCTTCAATCCAGTCTTTAGGTACAATATCGTATGGTTTATTATGAACTGTATCATGGACTCTTTCTAAAGTATCTTCGCCTATCCTGAAACCCCTGTTTAATACTAATTTTCTGTAATATAGTTTAATACTGCCGCACTTTTGAATTAATTCATCTAAGTTTACAATTTCTACTCCTAATTTTTTTTTGTGATCTTCTGCATCTGGATAGTTTTCATTGCAAGATTCCCAAAAAAAAAGTCCAACCAACGGTGGATTGGTAAATTTTGGATTTTTTAGTATAATACCTACATGTGTATATTCACTTCCAGTAAAAAATTTCATCATTTTTCCAAAACAACTGTTGAGATTTTTAAATAATATTAAATCTCCAGTGTTCCAATTATCCATATTTGTCTTTAATGGTGTATACATTTGTATATTAACAAAACAAAAATATGTTTATCTACATATTTTTTTTTTAATT